TAATGGATGTAGTATCGGGTAGTGATATACTAACGAGAGTAAAACAATACCCTAACCCAGCAGGAACTGCAATCTTTGACCCTGCAAGAATAATGAATGACTACTTAGAGTATAGAACTGATATATTCGATAGTTCAACCACCACGGATTTAGGTTCCTCCAAGGGAACCTTCCAAATCAAGTTTGGTGAATCATATGGTTCATCTCCTTCATCATCAGTAACAATATACGATGGGAATGGTGGAGTAGGAAACCCTGCAGTGACTGGTACTGAATCAGTAGTATGGCCAGCAACAGTAAATCCAAACAATGGAGTAGGGTGGAATTGGGATGATGTCTATGGTGATGATATATACCTAACTAACTATCCTAACTCACAGACTACTAATACAGAACAAAACTACAAGAAAGTAGCACCGAGTGATTATGGTGTAATTGCATTCAAAGGAACATCAGTAACAACACCAGGAGTAGTACTATACCAATCTAACGGACAGATAGTAACCTCAACCACTCTAAGCGGTACAACAGATGTAAATGGAACATATATACCATCACATCCTAAAAACCTATTAGATGCAGGTATATCACAAAATGATTTAGATTTAACAGCATACTATGAGATAGTAGTAGATGGCAATGGATTCTACTATACAATAGATAGAGAAGGGTGTAACTATCCAAGAGTTAATTTCTTGTTCATCAACTCGTTTGGAGTATGGGATTCATATGGAGTATCTCTACCCAAAGCACACAATACATCCTTGGATAAGAAACAGATAACTAAACCAATGATAGACTACTCATCACAAACTGCACCATATAATGGATTAAGAAGAGGACACGAGTACTATAATATACAAACTATGGATAGGTTCAGTATATCAAGTGAGTTCTTAACACAAGAACAGGCAGAGTGGTTAAGTGAGTTGCTAGAATCTCCAAGTGTATATATCCAAGAAGGAACTAACTTTATACCGGTACTGATTACGAACTCAACCTACGTTCATAACACCAACAAAAAATCACAAAAGATATTCCAATACAGAATAGAATATACTACTTCTAACCAAAGACTAGGCAGATAAATGAAACAAGATATACTGATACGGGTTGTATATGAAGGAAATACCTACGATTTAGATATAGATAGTGGAATACCACTACGTCTTGATGTATCTGCAGTAGAAAACCAAAAGATAGGTAAGTTCTTCGGTGTTGGCTCACAAACCTTTGATTTACCAGGAACTAAAAGAAACAATAGATTCTTTAAGAACCCATGGACAATAGGTGCAGAAGATATACCAGCACTATACAATACAATAGAGGGATATATCATCTACAATGGTGAAACTATCTTAGAAGGACAGTTCCAACTATTGGAAATGGTAAATGATGATAATGGGTATATCAACTATAAGTGCCAGATTACAGATAATGTAATACAATTCAATGATAACCTAGCAGATAAACTAATCATCGATGCTGATTTTAGTGAATACAACCACACTCTAACAAGTGGTAGTATCATAGATTCGTGGAGTGATAACCTACTAGCTGGTAGTATATTCTACCCATTAGTAGATTATGGTAGAGATGATACAGTAGTTTTTCCATCAACACCAAGAATACAAGTAAGTGGAGATAGCAATGGAACAGGTAGTATAGATAATATAGTATCTCCAATGCAAGTACAACAGTTTCTACCAACTATACGAGCAAGAGATGTAATCAAGGCAATCTTTGACCAAGTAGATTACAACTATACCTCTTCGTTTATAGATGGAACTGATTGGGATAAACTATACCTACTACCACGTGCAAAAGAAGAGCTAGGAATAGTAGGATTAGTACAAGAAAATACTTTGGATGTAGATATGTCCGTTGACCAAGACCTATCTATACTACAACCAGGAGGAACCGTAGTATCAACCTTAGAGTTCGATACAGAGATTGCAGACCCTGGAAACAACTATAACCCACTAACCTATACCTATACTCCACCCTATACTGGTGTATATGTGATAGATGTATCGTTGGAACTATCAGTAGATGCAGGACAAGCAGATACTCAACAACTGAACCTATCGTTTGCTGGATGGGGAACTACAATAGAACTACCACCAGGAACCTATAATACAACTGTAAGGTTAAACAGAAGAGTAACACTCGTAGGTGGAACAACCTATAACCCCAAGGTAACAATACAATACATCAACCCTAACGCTGATTTAGAACTATTCGTAATCCACGATAGTGATAATACCTACCTAAAAGTTCCAAAGGCATTAAGTATCTACGATAATGCACCGGTAGATATGGCACTACAATTCGAGAGTAAAACTAAATCCATAGATTTACTAAATGGATTCATAGAACACTTTAACCTCGTAGTAACACCAGAACCAGGACAAGATAAAACCCTTCGTATCGAAACCTTCGATACTTGGGTAAGACAAGGTAGAAACGTAGATTGGACTGATAAAGTGAATAATGCAAAGAGAGTTGCAGTATCACAAACGATAGAGGAACAAGAAAAGGAACTTAGATTTACTAATGCAGAGGATAATGATAGATTCTCAGTAGAAACTAAACAGAATGACCCGAACTTCCAATATGGAACACAGAGGGTGATTGCAAGTTCCAATATACCTAAAGGTGAAAAAGAAATAGGAAAAACATTTGCACCAATCATCCTTGGTTCTGCAATAGATAGTGGCTCAGTAGATTTAGATGGAGTAACGGAGTTCAACCTTGGTGATTCCAATTTCGTTCTACCACACCTCTACAAATACGAAAACAATAAACAAACATCCTTCAAGTTCAAGAATAGACTAGGATATAAAGTAGATGGACTAACACCAGTAGGTGCATTCAATAATCAAATATGGATAGGGAACTCTGGTTCTGCACAAGCAGTAAGTGAATACTCTACTATAAGTAATCTATCCCAAATACCTGCGGTACAAGGGACAAAAGATTTACACTTCAGTAATGACTATAATTCATATATACCTGCTGACCTAAACCCATTGGGTGGAACTGATAACTACCAACTATATTGGGAAACCTATGTGAATAGCTTATATTGGGATGGTTCTAAAAAATTAGTAGTAGATATAAAGTTCAGGCAAGATGAATACAAAGATATACAACTAAACGATGTAATCTTCATCAAAGACCAGAGATATAGAATAAACAAGATAAGTGGTATAAACCTATCTAACGATGATGTTGCAAGAGTAGAACTAATACGACTCTTCCCAGCATATTATAGTGATATAACAATCAACAACTGTAACTTTGACTTCGAGGCAATAGACTATGTAGGTACAACGACTACAACTCAACCTGGCACGACCACGAGCACAACCGTTCCAATTACAACTACGACAACAACATCTGCATTTGATGTAATATACTATGTAATAGAGGGTGGTGAAAATGGTGGTGGAGTTGCTACTTGGCTAGATGTAACAGGTTCAGCAGTAACTCAAAGTTTGGCTGAAAATGAAAGAATATTTATAGGTGCAGTATCACAATCAGCTGATATAACCGGTGAAGGTTCACAACTATTCCCATCTCAAACAAGATTTGGAACAACATTTACTCCATCTAACGATGCATATAATTTTAGAATAACAAACGATAAAATACCAGTTGATAATGCTGATGCAGTAGTCTTCTACGTTCCCATAAATAGTAGTGAACTAGCATATGGTTGGTTACCAGCAACAGCAGGTACTGATTTTATAGATGTATGTGCAAGTTATACTTCATCATTGGAAGTAGTAACACCTAACTCAACAACAACAGTAAATAATGGGTTCTGTGGAACTACTACAACTACTTCTACAACAACAGCTCCAGCATCCTATACTTGGTATTTAACCACGGCAGGATACTCAACTGCTAATCTAGCATGTGATGGTGGTGCAGTATCAACAGTAGTATATACTGATGGTATATACAATGATGTATTAGATTTTAGTGATTTTAACACAAGGTTCTATACCGATAGTGGATTGACAACTACATTTGATGGTAATGGAGACTATTGGGGTATAAGTGATATAAACGGAGGACAACCACTTGTATGGGGAGCAATAGTAGGTTCTGGTTTCTTAAACTCTCATGGAGATTGTATATAAATAAAAGATAAATTATGGCAGATATACTAAAACTAATCACACTAACTGAACAGAATGACTCTGGACCAAACTATGATGCATTCTACTCAACTGATTGTATAAACTTTACTCAATCAGTAGATGGAGATAATATAAATCTGCCTACGGTTGGTTCTACTGCAGTAATAACTGTACCAGAAGAAACCCAATGTATAAAACTACAATCTATACCTGAACCATGTGATACTTTCGTGATTAGTGGAAGTACCACTACCACAACATCAACCAGCACCAGTACCAGCACAACCAGCACCACCAGCACAACTTCTACAACTTCCACAACTACTCAACCAATAGTAGAAACATATTGGAGTGGTAGTGGATGTGAGGCACCATTTACAGTTACAGGATTTATAGTAGCAACTTCATCCCTCTCGCCTGGTGATGTGGTTAAAATTGGTAGTGATGCATGCTATACTTTAATAGAAACACACGAACAAGAACCATTCATCAAGTTCTACGTTCAATCAGTATATACTAACTGTAATGATTGCCTTGGTATAACAACTACCACTACAACCGCTCCTCAAACATTTAGTTATGATATACATGCAACACCAACTAATGGTTCGGGAGGACCTGCAGGAGGATGTGATCAACCACTACCATATATCTTCTACTCACTAAGAAACTCATTCTACTCAATAGTGCCTGGAGATATACTATATAGTGATGCAGGAGCAACAACTCCGTGGAATGGTGGAAACTTATACTATGGAGTAGGAGATGGATTGGATGTAGTATCAGGACAATCTTGGCAAATTGCTAGTAATGGTGAGTTTTTAGGAGCAGTTCTATGTGTAACTACATCCACCACGACCAGCACCACCCAACCGATTACAACTACGACTACTAGCACCACTACTCAAGTAGAATGTAACTGTATAACAGTAGATGTACTAAACACTCAACTAACAGATGGTGGATTAGACCTATACTATATACTGAATGATTGTGCTGGAGGTTCAAGAGATGTGAACTTAGCAGAAACTATTGGAAGTGAAGTTGGAGGTTCTACATACTTTGGATTATGTAGTAGAGGAACTACAAGTGATTTATTTAAGTATGGTCCAAGTGGAAGTCCATTCGTAGGAATAGAAGGAATGAATATAAATCCAAATGGAACTATATGTACCGTAGATGGAGATTGTATACCAGTAGTGCCAGTGACTACCACAACAACTTCTACCAGCTCCACCACTAGCACCACTAGCACCACCAGCACCACAACTGAACCTCCAGTTTCAACCACTACTACCACAACCAGTGGAGTAACAAGCTGTAATGTAAATGTAGGTTATACCTTTTCAATCTTTACTATCTGTGAAGAGCCTGAAACTACGCCAATTACAATGTATAAAATAGGAAACTGCGATATATGTGTAGCTACTTCAATAGATGCATCGTTCGTAAGTGGTATGAGTATAAATGATGTGGTACAAGTTAAGTATCAAGGTGTGTATATGCCATTCCAAAAACAATCAGCAGGAACAGTTGCAGTATCCGTTGGTTCTTGTTTGGTATGTGATACAACTACGACAACTTCCACCAGCACTACGCAACCGATTACAACTACTACCACCACCGAGCCACCAAGAACCGAGTTTGCAACATCTGCAACCGAAGGAAACGGTGCAGGAAATGCAACAGAGGCATGCCAAAGTATAACTGGAACACAGATTTACTCAACTAACGCTAATACATTGGCTGAGATTGGAATTGGAACAAGATTTACAACTAATCAAACCGGTATAGAAGATTACTGGTTGGGTGGAAACCTATGGTATGCTATGGATGATGCAGGACAATTTGGACCAGCAGATTTTAGTGTACAGATAGATAATACTGGAACTGTAATTGCTAAAACATCTTGTGCAACTACTACAACCACCACCAGCAGCACCACCACCGAACCTCCTGTAACTACGACCAGCACTACAATTCCGGTGACTACCACTAGCACTACATTGGCACCAGGTGTATTGTGGAACTTATTTTGTCCTTCATCTGCTGGTGGTGGGTGTGCATATACCTTTACTAAATTAGATGGAACATCTTGTAGTGATACTATACCACCAGATACAGATACTATCTTCTGTGTGAAAGACGGAACTACGCCAACAGTAGGAGGTGGAGTTTGGACAGAACTTGGTGACCCATGTACCTTTAACTCTTGTTTAGAAAACCCATAGAATTATGACAGATATATTACAACAAATAACGGAAAATAATGGAATTATAGTAGGTGGAGTGGCCCGTTACTTAATGGGCTACGAAGAAACCTATACTAAAAAGTGGATAGATATAGTGATAAACGAAAGTGATAAAACTAATATAAAAGATATGGGCTTATACCTACCCATAGAAGGTACTACTTTTCCAACACCAGTAACCGAACAATTTATAGTTAAATTAGATAGTGGCTATATACTAGATGTATTCGTAAGAGATACAACTGATGTGAAAACCAAAGTTTTAGAAGGTATAATAATTCAGAGCGAAGATGGTGATATAGAATACCATGAAGATTTACTTAGCAAAGTAAATAACCAATACTGCGAAGAAAAAATAACCAAAATAAAAACTATATATAATAGATAAAGATATAGTATGATTTATTTAAGTTGCCAACCTGCTATCCCACGTTTTGCGTGGGAGGCAGAGGTATATATAACCAACTTTCTAAATATGGGGGTTGCTCCTCAACAAATACAACTAGTCCAAGGATTAGTACCAAGTTGGAAAGAAATACCCTTAGAATGGAAGAAATTAGTTAAGAACTTTCCAGGAGTTCAGTTCTTCTTCTACCAAGATACAAGAGAACAAAACAACTACCAACCATCTATCCAAGCACATCTACTCTACAAACATTGGATAAGTAATCCACTAATGGAAAAGGAATATGTATTTTTCCACGATAGTGACTTCGTCTTTACTAAACCATTCGATATGGAACCTTTCTTACATGATAGTATATGGTATTTAAGTGATACTATCTCGTATATAGGTGCAGAATATATCTCCTCAAAAGGAGAGGAAGTTTTAGATAAGATGTGTGAGATTGCTGAGATAGATAAATCGTTCGTAAGAAGAAATCAAGGTGGAAGTGGAGGAGCACAAAAACTAATTAAGAATGTACCACCCAAGTATTGGAAAGATGTATATGAACTCCAACTAAAACTATGGAAGGAAGTACCAGTAGTATCCAATAAAATAGGTGCAGAGAAAAAAGAAAAAGGAGAATCCTACCATCCACTACAACATTGGACTATGTCTATGTGGGCAGAACTATGGATGGCCTGGAAGTATGGTAGATTAACTGCAGTACCAGAGGAATTCAACTTTATGTTCTATACCAATCCAATAAAGGATTGGGAAACATATGGATTCTACCACAATGCTGGAGTTTTAGGAAACCAAACAGATAGGTTCTTCAAGGGAAAATATGATAATGGAATACTACCCTATGGAGATGAGATAAAAGATATAGATACAACCCTAGCAGGATATGAATACTATAAGATAGTACAAGAGGTAGGGAAAACAAGTTGCTTAATATAAAAGATATGAAAAACAGTAAGGCACACGTAAAAGTGATAAAAGGAAACATCCAAGTTGCGTTAAAAAAATGGAAATCAAAAGTTATAGAATCTGGACACTTAGAGGAATTACGCGAAAGGAAACAATACCTAAAACCATCAGTAGTAAATAGAAAGATGAAGAAGGATGCTATAAGAACCCAACAATGGGCAGAACAAAGATACAAACAAGAGAACGGATGATAGAAATAGTAATACCAACTCTGTGGAAATCTCCACATATACATGAGATGCTGAAGAGATATGATGAGAATGATTTAGTATCAGCAGTTCATATTATAGATAATGCAAAAGAGTTCCATAAACACTATCCCAATAGGTTCCCACTCGGTAAGTGGAGAGTATATCAACCACCAACATATAATGAATGGGTGGTGAATAAAGCGTGGAATATAGGAGTAGAAGCATGTAGTGAACAATCCTTAATAGGAATAGTGAATGATGATATACTATATGATACAGATGTCTTTGATTATATACTATATTTTAGTGAGAAGATAGGAATACTTGGTATGCATCAAGATAACTATACTACTACCGAAAAGAACTACGAGATAATAGATATACCCCACCACAACTATGGATGGGGATGTGCAATCTTCTTTGATAAACATAATTGGGTACCAGTACCTGAAGAACTAAAACTATACTATGGTGATACTTGGCAGTTCCATATGAACCCTGTGCCATGTAAGGCACTAAAAGGGCTACCAATGAAAGATAGTAATATATCAGCAACCTCAGCTCACCACGAACTAATACCAGTACTAACTGAATTACATAAACAAGATATGGATTGGTGGGGTAAGAACGCAGATACTAACAGATTTAATTGGGGAAATGAGTAGAATACTAGCATTTGGAGATAGTTGGACTAAAGGACACGGAGTAGAAACTGATATAGACTATAAAGAAAACCCAACCCCTCCACCATTTATAGATAAACTAAGAGAACAGAACTCCTGGCCCAACCAACTATCTAACCTACTGAATATACCTGCAATAAACTTTGGGGTATGTGGTATAGGAAATAGAAAGATACTTGAATTAGTAAAACAAACTATAAAAGAAGGGTGGGTGAAGAAAGATGATATGATAATCATAATGTGGTCCTATCCATATAGGGATAGTGACCCAACTGATGTATATAATGAAGCAGAAGAAATACTAAAAACCTATAACCATTTATATTTTAACTCGTTCTACCGAACCTTTGATACTGAAAGGATAAAGTATATCAACACAACACACTTCGTGGAACCTGAACAATGTATGAGTGATGTACTGAATGACTATGAGATGCTAAATGATAAATCAGTATGGGAGTATCAAAGTAGACGAGTATGGGAAGATGAAACAGGTATGATGATAGGTGACTATCATCCTAACTACCTGGGATATAAACTAATTGCTGAACAGATGTATGAGTGGATTAGTAATATATACTCCTCTTAACACCTTTAGCTATACGTTCCATAACCTCTTCATTCTTCTCGCTGATAAGTTCCCAAGTAAATTGCTGGAAATTGCCATTGGGTGTAAGCATCAAATCAGTAATCTCTTTTTTGTATGATTGCCAATCATTCCACCACTCTGTATCAAAAGGGTCTTTATGGTTACCCGGTCTGCCAGTTCCCACGTGTATATTCCAAGGTTTAGAAGGATACTTTGCTTGTATAATCTTCTTCTCTTTAAGAAAGTTTCTATAACTCTCTAACTCCTCAAATCTATGAGCAGTTGATAATGTAACTTTATTATATGCCATATATCTATCCTAAGTTCTTAAATGCTGCATGTTTTAGAGTATCTAACCTATTATAGCTAGGTACTGAATCATCCCTATTGGAGTTGATCAACTGAGCATAATGATTCTTTCGTAAATCATAAAACTCATAGTATAATTTATCATCTAAATACTCTCTAAACATATCCTGTACCTTTTCTAAAATACTATCAACTGCTGATGGTGTAAGGAACTCATCTCCTATACTAATAAATCTATCGTTCAGTATAAGTAGTTTGTCCAAGTAATTCTTCTGCTTGAATGCTGATGAGGTAGGTTGAACTGAAATGGGAAATAATGATTCTAAATCTAAAATATAATCCCATACTGCATTAGTATAGTTGATTCTAGCTTCAGTATCGGTAACTGGTTTCTTTCTTAATGCTGAAAGAACTAATAATAATAAATTGGTAGGTTTGTTCATAAGTGTTGCTATTTAATAATTTATATAATGTAAAGATACGAATAAATACTGATATATCCAAATCTTTATAGAAAAAGTTATAAACCTCGTAAGGAATAACTGATTAGTACGAGGTAGATACTCTTTTTTCTAAATCTGTGAGTGAGTATAGTTGATGAGGAACCCTAGGTGGGTTCCCAACATCTAACACAACTGATAGTATAGTAGTAATTAGATGCAAGTTCTTTATTAAAGGGATGATTCAGGGTTAAAAAAAGGTGGAGATTCTACCCCCTATACTTAATTTACTTAACGTCCCTTACTGTCTCCGTTACAAACACTAACATACCTCTTACAGGCCAAAGATGTTCCCCCCACTCACGACTCTTCCCCAACTGCTTCGTTTGGCTAAGAGGATTCATTTACTATATGAATCAGGACACTACGGATGAATGTTTTAGGTGGATAACCCGCCACCAGAGATAATCGGGTAAATGAATGTATTAGTGTGGTTTAATGTATTTAATGGTTTATGGTATAGTAATAAATAGAAGGTTCTAAGCAAAACGTAAAAAAAAATAGATAAAATAGTGTAATTTATAATGAGTCTAAATACTATTTAGAATGAGTCTAAATAAGGTAACAACAAGACGTGAAAAAGGGGACTAAATGAAGAATACCATAAACCATTGTCCCCTTGTTTCTATATAGTAAAACTATAAAAATAGCACGAGTGGGAAAAATGAAAGGTAATCAAGAAAACCCACTCTACTATACTATATGAAAAAACCTCAGGTGGTTAAACTTATTTATACCAATATAGAAAAAAAAATATAAAAGAGTATGGCAGAAAAAACTATAAATTACAAAATCAACATAGATGATGGTAAATCTATCCAATCCCTTTCTCAGCTAGAAAGAGAAGCAGAGGGGCTGAACACTGCCCTAAAGTTGGTAAAACCGAATACTCAACAATTTAAGCAACTTGCAAAGGAAGCACAGAATGTACAACAAAAGATAAAAACCTTAAATAAAGAAATAGAAGGTATATCTTTGGAAGATAAGTTGGAAACTGCTGATGGTGCAATAAAAACCCTTGCTGGTTCAACACAGGCACTCGTAGGAGGGTTTGGACTACTTGGAGTAGAAAGTGAGAAGTTGGAGTTCTTAGAAGGAAAAGCAGCTAGTGCAATCTCCTTTGGACTCGGTCTAAAAGACCTGAGTGAAGGATTTGGCAAACTTGCTAAATCAACCAAAGTTGCATCTGCAGCACAGAAAGCATATAACGTAGTACAAACTGCGTTCAATGCAATCATGGCAATGAACCCACTTGGAATACTAATAGTATCTTTAACAGCAGTAGCAGGATTAGTATATGCATTTAGAGATAGTATCCTCGAACTGATAAAGAAAGCACTTGGACCATTTAGTGGAATAATAGATAGTATAGTAGGTGCATTCACATCTCTGGCAGAAAGTATGGGATTAGTAGATGATGCTGCAACTAAACTAACCAAGAAAACTATAAAGGAACTTGATAAACAAATAAGATTACAAGAGGCAGCAGGAGAAAAGACCTTAGAACTACAAAAGAAGAAGCTACAAGAAGAAGCTAAACTATTGGAAGAAGGTACAGATGAATACGAGGAAAACCTCTTAGAACAACAGATACTCGATGCTAAAATAAATAAAGAAATCAAGGATGAGCAAGAAAGACTTGATAAAGAGGCAAGTGATAAACAAAAGGCTAGAAACAAGGCTGCAGCAGAAGAAGCAAAAAAGAATGCAGAAGAAGGATTAGCTCTACTACAAAAATACCAAACAGAAGCACAAGACCTACTCGCTAAAAGTGATGAAGAAAAACTTAATTTAGAATACAAGAGAGCACTGGCAGAGATAGATGCTCTAAAAGTAACTGAAGAAGAAAAAACTAAAATAAGATTACAGGCAGAACAAAACTACCAAGTTAAACTAAAAGAAATCAAAGATACTGCACAACAGATAAGTGATGATGCAATCTTTGCTGCAATGCAGAATGTAACTGATATAGAAAATGAACTAAGGTTGATGCAAGCAACTACCTTGGAAGAGGAAAGACAGGCAAACTTAGCTATATTACAAGAACAGAGATATAAAGAACTTGATGATACTACTAAAACTGCTGAAGAAAAGTTTGCTATAAACAAACTATATGATGAGAAAACTAAACAACTCAATCAAGATTATAACCAGATACAGAAGGATGATGATGAAGCAGTTGCACAATATAAAGCAGATGTAACTAACCAATCCATAGATGCTATACAAGGAGCACTGACAACACTATTTGGAGAAAACAAAGCACTAGCATCAGCAATGGTATTGGTAGATGCAGGACAAGCAGCAGTAGGTATTATAAATAACTCACAGAAAATGGCATTCGGTGCTATACCCTACCAAATCTCTCAATTTGCACTACTTGCAGCAACAACGATGAGTTCCCTAAAACAAATCAACTCTGCTAGTCCAAAAGGTGGTAATAGTTCTGCTACAGTTCCAAGGGGTGTATCACAAACTCCTAACATGAGTGGATTGGAAGAACAAATAGGACCGATAGATATAGCAGAAGCACAGAGACCAAGTAACGAAATGGTAAGAGCATATGTGGTAAGTGGTGATGTAACTACTAACCAAGAAGCAGATGCAAAACTATCCTCTAAAAGAAATATAGGTTAAACTTTAACCAAAACCCTAAATCATATATAAGAGCTTATATATGGGAAAGAAACCAATGAAAATAATTGCATTAGAAATAGATGAGTTTGATTTAGAATCGGGTGTAGATCGTATATCATTAGTAGAATCTCCAGCTATAGAAGAAAACTTCCACTACTTTAACGAACAAAAACCTATAACTGACGAGTATATCTTCGAGAAACTCGTAGAAGAAATCATTAGTGAAGAATACGTTGATGATTTACCACAAGAAATCCAAGATAATATAATAGAACAACTAGAATCCGTAGGGGAGACAGAGGAAGAGTTAAGGGCTGCAGGATGGGTTAAAGATGAGTTGGGGGATGAAAACTTTACTATAAAATCCACTGCAGACCTATCTTCTTTAGAAGATACCAGTAATAGGATATACAGATACCAATACCGAGTTAAACCAAATAAAGGTAACCCTATACAGAGTGATACTCGTAAGTTCTGTTCAAACTTAATAAAATTAGGAAAATTATATCGTAAAGAAGATATAAATAAGATGACTTATACTGGTGAGAATAGTGGATTTGCACAAAAAGGCTCACTAATATACGATATATTTAAGTATGCAGGTGGAAAAAACTGCAGACACCAATGGGTAAAAGTTCCATATAAGAAAGCAAACATCAAGAGTGATTTTGCTGAACAAGATAAAGAGAAACAAATGGTGGTAGGAGCTATAATGGTTCCAAAAAAACTGATATATAGATACGATATATACAATGGTGAGTATTGGGTATATTTTAGTGAGGACACAATCGAAAAGATTGCACATAAATACTTGATAAACAACTACCAATCATCAGTAAATATAGACCATCAAGAAGATAATGTAGTAGATGATGTAACCCTCGTAGAATCGTGGCTGGTAGAAGATCCAGAAAAGGATAAATCATATGCAATGATGGGTAAGAAATACCCTAAAGGTACCTGGTTCGGTACTATGAAGATAAACAACAAGAAAGTATGGAATGAATATATCAAGGAAGGTAAGGTACTCGGCTGGTCCGTAGAAGGATACTTTGCTGATAAAATGATAAACCAATCCAAACAAGCTTTCTATTACAGAACGACTGAGGGAGGAACTGAAATCGTAATAGATGAAAATACCTCAGTAGTATTTATATTAAAAGATGGAGAAAGAGCAGTAACGTTGCCTGATGGAGAATACAAGTTGACTAATGGAGAGACATTAGTAGTTGAGGACTCAAAGGCTAAAGGTGATTTCTAAATCAAAACAATCAAAACTTAACAAGGAACAAATTATGAACAAAGAACTAAAAGATTTAGTGAAAAAACACTTCAATTTAGTTGATGCTCCTAAAGTAGAAGAAACCGTTACTGAAGAAACGTTTGTAGAAGAAACAATCGTAGATGTAGTGGAGGAAATCAAAATGGGCGAAATCAAAACTGCAGATGGTAGTATTGACCTGAAATACACAGGTGATGAACTAGCAATCGGTAGTGAGATTATGGTAGTGACTGAGGATGGTGACATCCCAGCACCAGATGGTTACCACGATTTAGAAGGTGGTGTAACTATCAAAGTGGAGGGAGGTGTAATCACCGAACTCGAAGCTACTGAAGCTGAAGAAGCAGAAGAGGAATTGGAAGATGAGGAAGAAATCATCGAAAAAACTTTTGACATGCATGAAGAACTAATCAAAGCACTATCTGCAGAATTCAAGACACAGATTGAGGCATTAAAATTAGACTTCGCAAACCAAATCGAAGAAGTTAAAGGAAAAGTAGAAACATTTTCTGCTGAACCAGCAACTGAAAAAACAATTACAACAAAAACTAACTCTAAGAAAGTAGATTTATCTTACGAACCAAGAGATGCTGCAAAAAAGGCACAATTCGAGAGACTACTTAACCTTAGAAAAAACTAATTAAAAAGGAAATAAAATTATGGCAGGATTTAACGTAGCCGCATTAGATGCATTTAACAATGAACTAGCAGGTGAACTTATCGTAAAATCGGTAATGGCAGGCTCAACAGCTGAGTATGTAACAGTAACCGAAGGAATTAAATACAAACAACCGATCAACCTACAAGAAATTGATCTAGTAATCCAAGATGGTAATACATGTGTATCTACTCCATCTGGTTCAGTAACTTACTCTCAAAGAGACATCGAAGTATGTACAAGAACATCTTTCGATGGTTTATGTCTTAAAGATTTAGACCAAAAGTATATTGGATTACTTGGCCCACAAGGTTCATATCCGGAGACTTTCGCATTCGTAGAAGAGTATGCGAGCCAACTGGTTGCAAACTTCCAAAAGAAGAATGACCAATTCATCTGGACTGCAACAACTGCAGCTGGTGATTGTTCAGTAGGATTAAATACTTTATTAGCTTCAGGTTCTGGTGCTCTTTTTGTATCATCTTCTGTACCAACAAGTGATAATATCGGTGACCAAATCGATTTACAATTAGAATCATTAAACGTAGATGTACAAGATAGAGACGATTTAACTACTTTCTTATCAGTAGCTAACTTCCGTAAATATATTGTATGGTTAAGAAAAACTAACAACTTCTACTTTGACCCAGCTGCAGTAGAAAACAGAGGTTCTTTACTTTCTATGAGACACCCATTCGCTAACCTAACAATCGTAGGAACAGTAGGATTACAAGGAAGCGATAGAATCGTAACTGGACCTGCAAGACAAATCGTAGTAGGTACGGATTTAGTAAGTGATTTAGATAACTTCCAATTGTTTTACGATATAAACAGTGACCAATTGAAACACCGTATAGTGACAAAGCTAGGGGTTCAAGTTGCATACCCTGAATTCTGGGTAACTAACAACTTATAATAACTGAATAAATAACTAAACAAAAAGGAATAAAATTATGGCGTGCGATATTACAAACGGATTTGTGCTTGGCTGTCGAGACAACACAGGTGGAATTAAGGCCCTATATATCCTTTCTGGTTCAGTATCATCTATCACAGATACAACAAACGAGATTAGTGATATAGATGGTACTGGTATATTTTATCAGTTCGATTTACAAAGAAATACAAGTGATTTTACAGAGACCATCAACGGGTCTACTGAAAATGGAACAGTATTCTATGAAGCAACGGTAAATGCCGTGTTCGCTAAATTACAAACATCAGTACGAAATCAAATTAAAGTACTTGCAGCAAACCCAGACTTAAAAATTGTAGTGGAAACTAACAATGATCAATCTGGTAGCAAGTTCTTCTACGTAGGTAGAGTACATGGTGCACAGTTAAATGGTGGACAAGGACAATCAGGAACGGCTATAGGAGATGCTAATGGTTATACATTGACTTTTAGCTCACAAGAGCCCAACCCAGCAGATGTAATCACAGGAACTACTCTTGCAGATGCATTAACTGGAATCACAGTATCACAATAAGTGAAATATAGGGAAGGGGGGTGTAACAACCCCCCAAACCTATTATAAGGAGATGTATGATAACATTAAAGGAAAACCAACTCAATACTATAACCTTCCAAAAAGAAAACGATACGCCCCTCGTAACGAGTTCTTACGATACGGGCAGTGTATATAATATAATAATTTACCCTACATTACAGAATAATACTCTACTATCGAGTATAACCTATACAAACAATACAGACCCCACTAATCCAAGATGGACAACACTACAAACTAATCTTTCGTCTGGTAGTGTATATAACAACAACCAATTAGGAGCAGAAGGTGGCACAACATATAATTTAGAGGTATGGTATGGAGAAACAGGTTCTGCCTCTACTATATGGTCTCAAACCCAAACTACTTGGATAGAAACCACACAACTATGGAATCAAGCAGTTGATTACAATGGTATAACCGAAAACTCCGTACTAAAATACCAAGACAGAGTCTTTATCTCAGGCTCAGTCCAACCAAACGAGAAAAAATATATATCATCAAACGAAGATGCCACATATACAGTATATCAAGGATAACAAATGGAAAAAATAAATAAACATAAGATGATGATTATACCAAAGTATGGTAATGAGTTCTACCAAGATACAATGGCCTTTGAGGATGATAAAGGTAAGATTGTATATTATGGTACAAGGAATGACTTTCCAACTTATATAATCGAACTATATAATAAATCAGCTATCAACGCTACAGCCATTAACGCCATCAAAGATGGTATCGTTGGCAATGGGTTAACTACTGCAAACGAAGAAGTATTGGAAATAGCAAACCGAGATGGTGAGTCTTGGAATGATGTGTTCAAGAAAGTAGCATTAGATAGAGCACTATTCGGTGGATTTGCACTCGAGGTAATCTGGTCTAACGATAGAACAAAGATAACTGATGTCTACCATATAGACTTTTCATATGTAAGAGCACATAGATGTAACGAACGAGGTATAACACCAGGATACTATGTATCAAGTGAGTTCCAAAACAAAGGTAGATTGAGAGTAAAAGATGAAGAAGTAACCTATATACCAAGATATAATACAGTAGATAGAAGCTCTCCATCACAGATATACTACTACAATCCATATAGACCTGGAATGAAATACTATCCACTACCTGATTATACAGGTGGTCTAAATATAATCTCCTTAGATGCTGAGATAGATAATTTCCATAAGAACAATATACAGAATGGTCTTGCACCATCTTTATCTATAACAACATTTACAGATGCAGATAATGAAGAAAGAGAAGCAATAGAAAGACAACTACGTGCTGCGTATGCTGGTTCTAACAATGCTGGTTCTTTGATATACATGGATGTAGCTAATAAAGATGAAGCACCAATCATCACACCAATTCCACAGAATGGTGCCGATGGATACTATACTACTGTAAATGATATGGTGCTACAAAAGATACTAACATCACACCGTATAACATCTCCAATGTTGGTAGGTATCAAAACTGAAGGACAACTGGGAGGTAGAGATGAGATGCTAGAGGCAATGGCACTATTCCAAAAGAACGTGATAGAACCTAAACAAAGTGATATACTATCAGTCTTTGAGGAACTATTTAAGGTGAATGGATATGATGAACCAATTGGAGTAGATACAACAAGACTATTCGAGGATGGTGAAGAAACAGAAGTAGTAACCTCGATAGATGCTGAAGCAGGTGAAGATAAGGTATTGGAAGATAGTATAGAACGTAAGGATATAACACCAGACCTAAACATTAACGAAAACAAAGGGATAGTATAATGCAGAATACTCTACTAATAAGTGAAGCAAAACTAAAACGATTTACTGATATAAACAACGCATTGGATGTTGACTTAATTTCATCAGTAATAAGAGAAGCACAGATAGTTCATATAACAAGACTATTGGGAACTAAACTATATGATAAAATCATAAGTGATGTAGATAACGATACTCTAAGTGGAAACTATAAAACACTCGTAGATGATTATATCCAAGATGCACTACTATACTGGTCCTACTACGAAAGTTTGGAAACAATCTATCTAAGACCAAGAAACGCAGGATTGGTCGTTCCACAAGGTGGAGAGAACAATGCAGCTGCAGATATAGCATTATACGATAAAAAAAGACAATCCGTTAAAAATAAGGCGGAATATTTTAGTGAGAGGTTGGTAGATTATATGGCATTCAATGAAGCTGCATATCCAGAATACAACCAAAATGTAAATGATGATATATACCCTGATACATCAACTCAATATAAATCCCCAATAGTATTTAGAAACGAAATACCAAACGTAGTAAATGCAATGGGACTGAAAGTAATAAACTCAAGATACGATTATTTACCACAATAAGAGGACAAAAAACACATGGCAAATTACAATTTAACAAACCAAACAATCAGTAGTTCATTCCAACAACTACTACAAAAGGATACAGATACTGGTAATTTAGTAGATGGTCTTGGAAACCCCATAGATGGTGTAACCATAAGTGGGTCCGTATCATCATCATTCGTTGGTGATGGTAGTGGAATAGATAATCTAAATCCAAAATATGCAACTACTGGTTCTAACACCTTTACAGGTGCTAATTCATTCAACGGTGGTATATTTGTAAATTCACAGTATGAACAATATGCGGGTGATATAACTAACTATGTAGGTAGAATACAAGCAGGTAATCACGGATATGTAACGGGTGGTTCTAACTTTACTGGTTCATTCATAGGAGATGGTAGTGGATTGACTAACCTACCAATTCCAACTTTACCAAGTGGATTGGTAAGTGGAAGTTCACAGATAGTACTAGAAGATACAACCTATACGGATAACGGTGATAAATCATTCTTACAAACTGATGGAGCAGGGAACTTATCCTTTCAGTATGTGAAATCAATGTATGAAGAAATCAAAAACCGAGAAGCATTTGAGATACAAAGAGGACAAGCATTATATGTTGATTCTAACACAGGCGATAGAGTAGATGTTTACTTAGCAGATAATAGTAATCCAAATAGATTCCCAGCAACACTTATTGCAAGTGAGAACATTTCTGCAAATGGAAATGGTTTAGGGTTGATTGCAGGTTTAATAGATAGTATAGATGTAGGAACTTTACAATCAGGAGATATAGTTTATCTTGGAACTAATGGTGGATGGACTGCAACAAGACCAACGGGTTCTGCAGACATTCAAGTATTGGGTGTAGTATCAAGACCAGGAAACAATGGAGCAGGATACTTTATTAATCAATTACATACAACTTTACCTAACATCACAGAAGGTAATGTATGGGTAGGAGATGTTAATGGAGTTCCACAACAAGTATCAACTGGTTCATTCGGTAGTAGTATAGATACAGGTTCATTTGCTACTACTGGTTCCAATACCTTTACTGGTGATGAAATCATACAAGGAACCAATACTATACCAAGTTCTACTTTAACAGTTAAAGATGGAAACAACACACCAAGATTACAAGTCCAAAATGCAACATTAGCAGGTATAACAGGAGCTGATGTAGTAATAAATGGTAATCTACTAAATGATGGAGATGCTACTTTAACTGGTAATCAAACTTTATTAGGTGATATAAACGCACCAAGTGCAAGTCTTATTGAATTGGGTTCAGTAGGTAAGTATGTAGACAACTTTAACATTAAGGCAGCAGCATATAACACAGTAGTATCCAATTGGAATCATTATGCAATCAACTCTACTAATATAGAGGCACAGAATATTCTAAACCTCAAAACAAGTGGAAATGTAATCGTATCTGGTTCAACTTCATTTGCAGATGATGTATTTGTGGGTGGAACTAATACTATACCAGGTTCTACATTAGATGTAAGAGATGGAAACAACACACCAAGATTACAAGTAAACAATGCAACATTAAGTGGATTGACCGGAGTTGATGTAATAGTAAATGGTAATCAATTTGTTGCTGGTAATATATCTGCAACTGGTTCATTGGGTATTGCTGATAATAAATTTATTATTAGTTCAGGTAGTAATACAGTAGAGTTTGTTGGAAAGTTTAGTGATGGACAAGCAGGAGTAGTATTTAACGCACCCAATAGTAAGTTTCTTTCAACAGGTAATTTTAACATACAAGCAAATGGTTTAGTAGCAGTTGATGCAGTATTTGGGATAAATCTAAATAACGATACAACCCTTGATAAAAATGGTGTGGTGAATGGAACTAATACTTCACCAGGTTCTACTTTAACAGTTAAAGATGGAAACAACACACCAAGATTACAAGTCCAAAATGCAACATTAGCAGGTTTAACTGGAGCTGATGTAATAGTAAATGGTAATTTATTAAACGATGGTGATGCTACTTTAACTGGTAATCAAACTATAAATGGAACTAATGCAGCACCAGGTGCTACTTTCCAAGTTAAAGATGGAACTGGAACTAATAAAGTAGAAGTAAATAATGCAACTCTTGGTGGATTAGTAGGAGTTGATGTAAACCTCAACGGAACAGTTCAAATTACAGAAACTCTCAAAATGGTTGCACAAGACCCACTACCAAGTGGAGTAGTTGGAGAACTTGCAGTATCAGGTTCAGCATTATACTTCTATGATGGTGCATGGAGAGCAGTAAGTTTAGTATAAACTAAAACAATATGTAAATGAAACCCCATAGAAAAAATCTATGGGGTTTTTTACGTTAAATACAAAAAGTATATACTTATACTTAAAGGAAAAGGTAATAATGATAGGAAACTATATAGAACAGCACTATACCGAAATACTCCAAAAGGTAAAAGCAGTAACGAGAAACCATCAAGATACAGAAGATTTACTACAAGACTGTATCTTAAACCTACTAGAAAAGGGTAGTGATTATACTAACAAGATAGTAGAAGATGATAAAGTGCAACACTATATCGTAAAGATGGTACATATACAATACAACTCAGGCTCATCTCCATTCTATAACCAATACAAAAAGACCTTACTAAAATCGGTAGAAATAAACGATGATATAATGGAGGGAGTAGAAGATAATATAGAAATACATGAGGATACAGAAAAACTATCTAAGGATGTAAAATTATATATTGGCAATCTACCAGTATATGAACGAACCATAGCAGAGAAACACTTTATATCAGGTGACTCTCAAAGAGAGATGAGTAGATACTATAACATCAACAGAATCCATATAACCAAGGATATAAATAATATAAAGAAAAATATAAGAATGAGTTTCGATAAAGATAACTATAAAACCAAATAGCATGGGAACAATTATGATTGCAATACTAAATGATGCACTACCGTTTGTAGGTGCATTTACAATGGGATACGGAGTGTACAGAGGAATAAAGTATATAGTATCCAAAATTAAATTAAAACCTCTTAGAAACCCTCTAAGAGAGTATATACGAAAACAAGTAATAGAATACCTAAACGAATTAAAGAACTAAATTATGGAAACAAAAAAAATAGAAGGGTACGAAAAATATACAATCAACCAAAGTGGTGATGTATATTCCCTAAAATGGGCAAAGAAGAAAAAACTAAAACCACAACGTGCATCACAGAGTAAGAAAGGCTACTACCAAGTTCGCTTGTATGATGGTAGTGGAAAACTTGGTAAATTAAAATATGTACATAGATTGGTATGGGAAAACTTCGTAGGTGAAATACCAAAAGGATTGGATATAGACCACAAAGATTCTAACCCAAGTAACAATAATCTCTCCAATTTACAACTAATGACACCGAGAGAAAATAATGACAAGTATAATAGAAAAGTTCAAGGTGGTAGTATATTAAGAGATGTAAGAGATGAACTCATAACAGATTATGAAGAACTCGGTTCTTTTAAGAAAGTTGCTGACAGGTGGGGAGTATCAGTTACAGCAGTACATAGAGTGATAAGAAACAGAGTTCATACTATACTACCTAGTGGAAAGTATGGTACAAGAACCTATGATACAGATATAAACGATAAATACTCATTATGAAACAAATAGGATGCTATATTAAATTGGGAACAATGCTACAAGGATTGATAACCATAGTAACCCTCGGTAACGGATACCAAATCGCATATTGGATAGCCAATAAACTTGGCTATGAAGATTGCGGGTGTGCCGAGAGAGAGGACTACCTCAACGGATTGACATGCAAAGAAATCCGTGAGATGAGAAAGAGAATAGAACGAATGAAAAACCAAGATAATTTTACATACAAACACCAATAAAGATGAAACTAACCATAGAACAAGAGACACTAATACTCTTTTACATAGAAAACTACCAAGGTAAGGGACCAAAAGAGATGGATAGGAATACCCTATACCAAATCTTTAACTTCTTCAATCCAAAAGAAGGAAGAGGACCACACGTATGCACGTGCATGGATAGAGATACAGTAAATAAGGTAAATGTAATGATAAGTGAATATACTTTTAGTGATGAGATACGATTTACAGAAAGGTTCCACTCACTACTACCCAATCTAGCACTAATCAAAGAAGAAGAACCTTTGGAAGAACTATCTAACGTAAAGATAGAGTTTGATGTAAGTAAGTTGGAAAAGAGTATATCCAAACCAAAAGAGGTAGAAGTTAAATCAGTACCAGTAAAACCAACAAGAAAGAAACGAACCACAAAGAAAAAATAATGGATATACAAAAGGTAAGAATACATAAAGTAAAACCGAATACGGATAATCCAAGAACCATCAGTAAGGATAAGAGAAAAAAACTCGTCCAATCCATAAAGGATTTCCCCGAGATGCTAAAAATAAGACCTATCGTAGTAGATAGTGATATGGTAGTATTGGGTGGGAATATGAGATTACAAGCATGTAAGGATGCTGGGTTGGAAGAAATCTATATCATCAAAGCAGAAAACCTAACTGATGCACAGAAAAAAGAATTCATCCTAAAAGATAATAATGGATATGGTGAATGGGATTTGGAACTACTTGGTGGATGGGATAAGAACCTACTACTAAAATCAGGGTTCGAGGACTGGCAGATGATAGGTATATTCGGTGAGAATGAAATGGAAAATAAATTCAAGAAACAACTTGAAGGTTCCAATTTCATTGCAGATAAAGTAGATGTGAATGACTATATCAAACAAAACATCATATTCCTCAACGAATATATGGTAGAGTTCGAGGATGATAGTGTAAAGAAGGCTATAAGAAACTTAAAAGATATACAGACTAAAAATGCATTTGTAGAAGATATGAAACAACTAATACTACGATATGGCAAAGATAGAGTTTGATAAATACTATACTCCACCAATAGTTGCTAGATGGTGTATAGAAAAGGCATATGAGATAATTGGTAAGGAGAATATAACAGAGATAGTAGAACCATCAGCAGGTGCAGGTTCATTCTCCCATCAAATACCCAATTGTATAGCAATGGACTTATACCCACAACACGAGTATATACATAAGACAGACTTTATAGTAGAGTCTTTAGGATATAAGAAAGGCAGACTATTTATAGGAAACCCACCATATGGAGGTGCAGCAAAACAACTTCTAAATGCATTCTACGATAAATCAGTAAGTGAAGGAGATTATATAGCATGGATACTCCCAGCTATATATCATAACAACTATAACCAATTTGATAAGTTCGAGATAATCTACTCAACTCTATTGGATACTCAATATACTAACTTAGATATACCTACTGCATTCGTGATATATAAACGAAACCCAGACAAAGATAGGTACAAAAACATCCAATATAAGACAGATATAATCGAATTCGTACAATATGGTAGAGAACATAAGAAGGATAATCATAAAAAGATACAAGAATATGACTACTCATTCGTACTATGGGGAAGTCTATTTAAGGAAGCAAGACCATATGAAGCAGTAAGAGTATGTGGTATGAAAGTAACTGATGATGAGTATAGGGATAAGATAATAAAATACCTAAAATGGTTATATGCATACAATAAACAAACAAAAGCAGTGGAACAATTCAGTATATCAGGTGGTAGTATAACCGATATGAACTATATACATCAACTGATTGCAATTGCATTTCCAGAAATATATACAAAGGAATAACGATGGGAAGAACTAACAAAAAACAACAGACTAAAAGAGCACTGATAGAAGCACTGACACAATCGTTGGGAGTAGTAACATCAGCATGTAAGATGGTAGGTATAGATAGAACAACATTCTACAAGTATCTAAACGAAGATGAGGTCTTTGCAAAGGAGGTAAAAGATATACAAGAGATTGCAGTAGATTTTGCAGAGAGTAAGTTGCACGAACAAATCAAAGATAAGAACACCACTGCAACAATCTTCTACCTAAAAACCAAAGGGAAACACCGAGGGTATATAGAAAGACAGGAGATACAGAACGAAACCACAAGTAGTATATCATTCGATTTTAACTAATGAACGCAGAAGAACTAATATCAGCATTGGGTGCATTGGAAGAACGAGCACAGATAGCAAAGAGAGAGGTAGAATATATATCTGCCTTTGATACTCTCCAAAAGAGAGTATGGAA